GTGGAAATGGAAGGCGGCGCGCTTATTGATGACGTGCGCAAGCTGGCCATGCCGATGCCATTCAACCCCCCGAGCCCGGTGCTGTATCAGCTGCTCGGCTTTTTGGTGGAAGCCGGCAAGGGCGTCGTGCAGACCAGTTTTGAGAAGCTGAGCGATCAGAATGCCAATCAGCCGGTTGGCACGACTATGGCCCTCATTGAGCAGGGCATGGTGGTCTTCTCAAGCATTCACTCTCGCCTTCACAATTCCATGGCGAAGTGCTTCAAGATTTTGCACCGCCTCAACAGTGCCTACCTGACGGAAGAAGACATTGAGGCCCAAGACGCAGGCATTGAAATCAGCCCGGCTGATTTTGATGGGCCGCTTGATGTGGTGCCGGTCAGCAATCCTTCTATTTTCTCTGAGGCCCAGAGGTTTGCTCAAACCCAGGCTCTTATGCAGCGCGCTTCTGTCGCCCCGCAGCTGTACAATGTCAGGGCGGTGGAGGAAATGTTTCTCCGCACCTTGAAGGTACCTGCAGACGAAGTTTTGATGCCTGAGCAGAAAAACGAGAACATGGACCCGGTCAGCGAGAATGTCGCCGCGACCATGGGCAGCCCAATCTACGTCTTGCCGCAACAGGATCATCTTGCGCACATCATGACGCATTTGGCGTTTTTGAAGTCGCCCCTGTTTGGTGGCAATCCGGTGATTATGAAGACGTTGATGTTCCCGATGGCCATTCACCTGCGCGACCACCTGTTGAATTACTACCTGTCTGAGGCGCATGAGGCTGTGGATCAGGCGCAGAAGCAAAACCTGATCCCAGAGCAGGCCGCGCAGCAGACGCAGGTGATTTTGCAGGTCCAGCAATTCATTGAGCAGCAACTTGGCACGTTTGGCCAAGAGCTGGTTCTCATTGATCAGGCAGCGCAGCAATTCCGGCCGCAGCCGCCCATGCCGCCCGACAGCAGCATGCAGATTGCGCAGCTCAATGCGCAAATGCAGGGGCAGGCCCTGCAGCAGCGTGCTCAGGTTGATCAGGCTCGGATCCAGCTTGATCAGCAGAAGTTGCAGCTGCAGCGGCAGAATGACGCAGCCAAACTCACGGATCAGCAGCAGGCGCGTGCCGAGAAGTTGCAAGCTGAGCAGTTTAAGCAGATGGCTGAAAGCCAGCGTACCGCGGCTGAAGTGGCCGTGCGTGAGCGCATGAATACGGCGGACAATGACACCGCCAAGTTGCTTGCGGCGGCCGAAATGGCCACCGGCGAGAAGGTGGCGGTAAGCACCGGCACCGGGATCAACCCAGGAACGCGATAAGGAAATCACCATGGCCGATAAGCCGAAGGAAGGCACTGTCTCTATGAACAGCGCCTATGTGAAGCAAAAGCACCGCTTGGCTGCTGGCGAGAAAGTTGACGGGCAGTCTTTGCCGCCCGAGCCGAAGGTTGAAAAGAACCAAGCGTGAATTTTGAGACGAAGCTCTTAAACCGCCTCAAGGCGGCGCAACAGCAATTTTCTGTTGACGCCTTGAAGCGGCCCCAGCATCGCGATGCTTTTGAGTACGGGTATCGCGTTGGATTGGTCGCCGGCTACGAGGCTGCGATTGATGTGCTCTTGAAAATCCTAGATGAGGAGAAGAATAGTGACAACGACTTATGAGGACGCTTTGGGGGAGGCTTTTCCGGCAGTTAATGCCGGCGTGCAGCCTTTCGGGAGCCGCGTTCTGGTCCAAATTCGCACACCGCGCAAAGTCACTAAGGGTGGCATTATTCTGGCCACCGACACCAAAGATACCGAGAAGTGGAACACGCAGGTTGCCAAGGTGGTTTCAATTGGCCCCCTGGCGTTCAAAAACCGCGACACTCAGCAGACGTGGCCGGAGGGCGAGTGGTGCCATGCCGGTGATTTCGTGCGCGTGCCTAAGTACGGCGGCGATCGCTGGGAAGTTGCGCTGACCAAGGACGACAGCGCCATGTTCGTGATCTTCAATGATCTGGACATCATTGGCAAAATTGAAGGTGATCCGCTGACAATCAAAGCATTCATCTGAAAGGAGATGAACCATGTCTGACGTGTTGAAGGAAAATGATGACGGCCAAGAAGAGTTGGTCATTATTGAAGACGCCTCGCAACAAGATGAAGACGCCCGCCTAAGCAACGACGACGGCGAGGGTGGGGATGAAAGAGGCTTCATTCGGGACCGGCGCCGGCAGGAAAAGCTTGAGCGCAAGCAGCGTCGGGATGAGGCCCGCAGCCGGGACAAACTTGAGCTTGATTTCCTGCGCAAAAGGAATGACGACCTGGAGCGGCGCGTTTCCGCCCAGGAGCAGCGGACGCACAGCCTAGACCTGAGCGCCTTTGATGGGGCGATTGCCAAGGCAACGCAGGAGGCCGAAATGGCTGACCGCGTGATTGCCAAGGCGGTGGCCGCCGGCAATGGCGAGGACGTCACCCAGGCCATGCGCTACCGGGATCAGGCCTTGGCCAAGATCCAGCAGCTGAATTACCAAAAGATGCAGTTTGGTAACCAGAAGCCGCAGCCGCAGCAAATCAATGAAATGACGATGCACTATGCCCAGGAGTTCATTAAGGAGAACCCCTGGTATGACGCCCAAGGGCGTGACGAGGACAGTGCCATTGTCATCGCCATTGACCAATCCTTGGCCAAGGAGGGCTTCAACCCCCAGACTGAGGAGTATTGGGAGGAGCTGCGCCGGAGGGCGTCCAAGCGGCTTCCTGAGCGGTTTGAGGGCGAGGCGCCCCGTCGGGAGCCCAAGCGTGAGCCCCGTGGCGGCCCGGCCGTGGGCTCTGGCCGTGAGCATGCGCCTGCGACAACGCGCCGGGAAATCTACATCTCGCCCGAGCGTAAGCAGGCCTTGATTGAGGCGGGGGTCTGGGATGACCCCGTTTTGAGGAACAAATATGTGCAGAGGTACGCAGAGTATGACCGGCAGAACAGGTCTTAAAATGCTTGCTTTTGTAAGTCTTACATTCCATATTTCCCCCAATCGCTGAAAGGAGCGATGTTATGGCTGACGAACGGTTTAGGAAATCTGCTGGTGAAGGTCGCGAAACCAGGGCGATGCAGGATCGCGCTGTGACCCAAAATCGCGAAATCTCGGATGACGAGCGGGTTGCAATGTTCCGTCAACAATTTTTCCAGTCCTCTCTACCGGACTTGCCTCCGATTCCTGGCTGGCACACCTGCTGGCTTACGACTACCAATCCCCGTGATTCAATTCAGATGCGCATCCGTTTGGGCTACGAGCCCGTGAAGCCGGAAGATGTTCCCGGCTGGGAATATGCCACTCTGAAGACCGGAGATTGGGCGGGACTTATTGGCGTGAATGAAATGTTGGCCTTCAAGCTGCCTATTTCTCTTTACGAGAAGTACATGCACGAAGCTCACCATGATGCGCCGCTGCGAGAAGAGGAAAAGTTGACTGATACAGCCGACTTCCTTGAGCAGCAGGCCAGGGCGTCTAAGTCCAAGTTGCAAATCGGTGAAGGCAATCTGGAGATTGGGCAGCGTCGGGAGGCTCTTTTTGACCTCTCGTAACCCCCTTTCCGAATTGGAGCTTTGCTATGTCTTCGACTAGCGCGCCTTTCGGCTTCCGGCCTTCCTACCACAACAGTGGGCAGATGCGCCCGAAAGCCTATACGATTGCTTCGACCTACGCGGCGAACATCTTCTCCGGCGACCCGGTGAAGCTGACTGACAACGGCGTGATCCAGCTTGGCACCTCTGACGGCACCCGCACGGGCACCGTTGACGGTATCTCCCTGCTGGGCATCTTTGCCGGCTGCCAGTATCTCGACGCCTCTGGCAAGCCCACCATCAGCCCCTTCTGGCCGTCTGGCGCCACTGGCACGGAAATCGTTGCCTGGGTGTATGATGACCCGGAAACGCTGTTTGATGTTCAGTACACCAACCCCTCGTCTGGCACGACTGTGCAGACCGCGGTGGGTGAAGAGTGCGACTGGACCGTTGCCTCTCCGGGTGGTTCCACCCAGACGGGCCTCAGCAACTGCCAGCTGACCGCCATTCAGGCGACCTCTGGTCAGTTCCAGATCACGGGCTTTGCTTACAGCATCTTTGATTCCATCACTGACGCTTATGTTCAAGTGACTGTTCGCATCAACGAGCATCACTACAAAGCGCCGGTCAACTCGGTCTGATAGGAGGGTTTGATCTATGGCTACTCCGATGCGTAGTACCGACTTTCGGTCGGTCGTCGAACCCATCCTGAACGAAGTTTTCGATGGTGTTTATGATCAGCGTGCTGACGAATGGAAGATGGTCTTCCGTGAGCAGAAGGGCATTCCGCGCAACTACCATGAAGAGCCTGTGCTCTATGGCTTTGGCGCGGCTCCTGAGCTGCCTGACGGTATGGCCGTGTCTTACCAGTCCGGTGGCGTGCTGTTCCTGCAGCGTTACCTCTACAAGGTCTATGGTCTGGCCTTCAGCCTGACCAAGGTGCTTGTGGAAGACGGCGATCACATTCGTATTGGCCAGACCTACGCGAAGCACCTCGCGCAGTCTCTGATCGAAACGAAGGAGACGCTGGGCGCCAACATCCTGAACCGCGCCTTCAACGCTGCCTATCCGGGCGGCGACGGTGTTGCGCTCGTTGCGACGAACCATCCGATCGTGAATGGTACGTTCAGCAACCAGCTGACCACCGCGGCGGCGCTGTCGCAGACCTCTCTTGAGCAGCTCCTCATTCAGATCCGCAATGCTGTTGACAACAACGGCAAGCGCATCCGTCTGACGCCCAAGAAGATCGTGACTGGCCCGAGCAACGTCTTCCAGGCGGAAGTGCTGCTCAAGTCGGTTCTGCGGACTGGCACGGCTGACAACGACATCAACCCGGTGAAGTCGATGGGCTTGCTGGCCGAAGGCCAAGCGAACCTCTCGCGTATCACCTCCACCACCGCTTGGTGGATCCAGACTGACGCCCCAGAAGGGCTGAAGCTGATGATGCGTCGTGGCCTTGAGAAGTCCATGGAAGGCGACTTTGAAACCGACAGCATGCGCTACAAGGCCACCGAGCGTTATACTTTTGGTTGGACTGACCCGCGTGGCGTGTACGGCACGGCTGGCGTGTAATTGAGGTGGGGGGCATCTGCCCCCCATTTCTACTTTCCGGGTTAAACCGGCGTTGCAGACAGTCCCGGCTGACGTCATGCAGACTGTAACGCCTATCTCGCATGAGAGGAAAACATTATGGCTCAAACTCGTTTTTCCGGTCCGGTCCGGTCTGACAACGGCTTCATTGGCGCTGTTACCGGAAACATTACCGGAAATGTCACGGGCAATGTCACGGGCAATGTGACGGGCGACATCTTCGCGACCGATCAGGCTTTGTCTGGCGCTGGCGCGGTTAATCTCACCGACATGCTCACCTCGTTGACCACTACGGGTGCGGCCCAGGCTTTGACGCTGGCCAATGGCACTACTGGTCAGATCAAGATCATCAGCCATGTGGTTGACGGCGGTTCTGCCGTTCTCACGCCGACCACAAAGATTGGCTTCACGACCATCACCTTCACCAATGTGGGTGATAGCGCGACCCTCGTTTACACGGCTGCCGGCTGGGCGATTATTGGTATCAGCGGCGCGGTTGCGGCCTAATAGGAGGTCGCAATGGCTGATACAGTCTCCTCACAGACGATCCTTGATGGTGAACGGCTGTTCATAGGCAAGTTTACTTGCATTAGTGACGGCACCGGGGAAACTGCTGTTGTAAAAATTGACGTATCAACGCTGACCCGAAATGCTTTTGGTTTTGCCTGTAATGGGATCAAGATCAATAAAATTTGGGGTGCCAATCATGGCCTCAACATTCGCATTTTGTTTGATGCGACTGCTGATACATTTGCGTGGATGATCCCTCAAAACAGCAATTACCTCATGGATTTCTCTTCGTTTGGCGGCATCCCCAGTAATGCGGGCGCCGGCGTAACGGGGGACGTTCTTTTCACCACAACTGATGCCACTGCTGGCGACAGTTATACTGTCGTCATTGAGGGCATTAAAACCTACGCCACCTCTTAACGGGGGTGGCGTATGGAACTGATGGTGTGGAATACGGTCCTGTCTTTGGTGATCGGTATCATCAGTTGGGTGCTGCGGGATAAGGCGGCTGAATTAGCGCGCGTAACGATCCTGCTGAATAAGACCCGTGAAGAGATTGCCAAGGAATATGTGACCAAGGTTGAGGTTCACGCCGATATCAATCGCGTCATGAACCGCCTTGAGGTGCTA